ATATATTTGGATAGATTTAATTGTAAATCTTTTATCAGAAAAAAAAAAAAAAAAATAAATAAATAAATAAAAAAAAAATACTATATATAAATACTACTATGACTTCTGACTATTTATCGCTTATACTGTTTCCTGAGTTCCTCTAATTCTTTCTTCAGTTTGTTAAGGTTTTGAACACTGGCACCTTTTGACCGCTTCCTAATATCTAATATACCTTCTCTAAAAGACGCATATTTTCTTGAACTTTCTCGGCGTTTGCTTTCGTCGGTTTTTTGTTTTTTCTCTAAATTCAATATTTTCAATTGTGTTGCTCTTCGTGCCTTTGTCATTTGTTGTAATTTCTTAGTTCCTTCAACTACTTCGGAATCTACCTTTGCTTTTCTTTTTTGTATTTTAGCAAGTCTTTCTGACTTTCTATTTATCGGTGCATCTCTCATTGGTATTTTAATATGACTTTCTTTGTCATAACTTAACAATTGTTTTCCATTAAATAAATTTGGTGAAGATCCCGAACCATGTATTGATATTATTTCATCTATCAATTGAGTTTTATTTTTTTTACCAACATTCAAATTTAAGACATCTTTAATTTTTTTAAACATATCAACAATTTGACTTCTTTTTAATTCTTTTAATGAATTTTTGTATGAACTAACATTTTCCATTTTGTTATACAATAAACTAATATTTTTATTATTCTTTTGGGTTTTCTATTTGTGCCCGAATCTTTTCTAATTTTTCTCTTAACATATCTTCATCCTTTACACCACTCACAATAAGTTCTTTAGTGTATGATTCCCTCAATGTGTTTAGTGTTTCCACAACATATTCAAGCATGTCTAATCGTGCTTTATGTTCTACAACTTGAATTTCGGTTAAAGGTTCAAAATGGTTGGCATCTATTACTTTATCAGTTTCATCTAAATATTCGGCAGTCATTTTTTTTTTTTATTAATATACTAAAATAAAAAAAAAATAATTAATTTACTAATTACCAATTTATTTTTCGACTCCAATAATTTGCGGAGTTTTTATTATTAGCGGTGAGGTTGCCTTGTTTGTCTTTGATTCCTGCGGATCTGGATAAATAGTTCTTCCTTCGATTTGAATCTTTGTGTTGTGTGAAGTCTTGCATAGAGGCGTCCCCAAAATGAATGAGTTTTTTTGCTCCATCCTTTTTGACATATACCATCCCTTTTTTTTTGGCGTTGGTGCTTTTATATGGTTTATATAGTGGTTTAGTCGTTTTGAAGTCTTTTGGTGCTGCTGATAAAACCATTCTTTTAATTTTAACAAATAATTTTTTTTTAAAACAATAATTCTTAATGGTTTTTTATCCATTAATATTTTCTAATAAAAAAATAAAAAAAATAAATTAATCAAAATGTAACAATATAGGTTCTTCGGATTGTTCGAATTCTTCTCTAGTTTTTTGCCCAAATAATTTAACATAGGCATATTTCGTTTCCGCCACTTTTTCAAAATTCTTGATGTCTTTTAATAAGACATTAAAACACTTTTGGTGATACGCCATTTCTCTTTCTTTGTATTTCAATTCTTTTAACCTTTTACCACATAATAAACAAAAGTTCCCGCAGTCGCTCATTTACTTTAAACAAATATTTTTTTTTTTTTTATTTTACATTTCATTAGGTCCAAGAATCTCAATGACTATATTTGAATCCGGTTTAATATTTGTTTCTTCAACTTCATTTAAATCTCGAATTACAACATCAAAACTATTGACAACCAACTCACCGGCATTGTTTAGTTTATGATATATCTTCTGAGGAACTGTAATTGATATTTGCTGTATATCTTCATCAGGATTTTCAAATATTCCTTTTCCTATTACTTGATAAATACATTTTGAAACATTACCTGTCAAACCATTGAAAGTTCTTTGGGGTAGATTATCAATGCATATTCTTAATCCATGGTCTTTAATTATTTGCTGAACTACCTCTGCCAATGAATCAAAATATGGAGAATCTGCTCCGGGCAAATACCAAGTGAAAGGTTCGAAATATTCATCATTTCCTCCAGCATCCGCAAATTCTAAACTTTGATTTATATCATTTAATTGAACTAATCCAGAACCACTTTCCAAATAAGAACCAACCAATGAAAGAGAATTTGGACCGGTTGCTCTTTGAATCATTTCCATCATATTACAAGGCACTCCATAAAAATCTACTATTTCTGGATAGTTGGGATCTCTTTGACCCATACCCGCAGTAAATGGAAAGTTTGCCAATACTGGTCCATAACAACTATTATCTTGATTACCTGTCCCAGCGTCTGTTCCGCCAATGTGTGCATACTTTGGATCCGGATCAGCAAATACTTCATGATTGGTTGGAATCATACATAGGTATGTATAAGCACTTGTAAAATTACCAATTGCCCAGGCATTTAACGAAGTGAAATAATTTGTAAAATCTGCTTGAACTGCTGCTATTGGTTTGTGATACATTCTAAACTCTCCTAAAATACCAGTGTAATAGGAATCAGCAGTTGTCAATGAAGCATCACAACCACCAATATATTGGACATTTGCGATTGGAACATTTTGAACTCCAGTTTCAGAATACTCTGTTACAGTAGTCAAACCAACATCATATTCACCACACCTAACTAATAAAGTATTGTCGCCGCCGGTTTGTTGAACCATTAAATGGTACCAATGTCCAGTGGTAATATTGATTCGTGTTGCTCCTCCATCTGCTAAAATTAAATTGATTGTTGAACCATCTATGGCACGAACTGAAACATCGTGTGCCAATGCTTGATTTGGTGAAATTTGAATTATTGGTGTTTGTCCTAAATTATCTGAACCCCCACAAATTGTGTAGGTGGTTATTGTAGGGTCGGTATTATATCCTGAATCATCAAGAATTTTAAAAAATATTGAAATCATTGTAGAACATTTATTAACAATTGGAAATTCACTTAATCTTAATCGTCCTCTTAAAGTTTGACCTGCTCCTGCACCGTCTGTTGGATCTCTTCTAAAAAATATTGGGAAATCATTCATGGCGGCATTTGGTTGGGTTGTTGTTCTATCAATAATTACATTTTTATCTGCCATAAATAATGGTCTTCTAGTTTGGGTTTCGTTATATTGGTCGGTTGCTGTTGAACCATATGCACTACAAACACCACATACACGATTAACTGCCGATTCAACTGCTGTTCCAACTCCAATATATGTGCCAAATTCCGCATCTTGTAATCTATCATCCATCTGTTTTTGAAAAAATCCAGTTTGGGGTTCGTGATTTAATCTTAAAGTATTATAGACACGATCGGCATTTGGAAATACTCCAGAATTGATTGACATGGGTGCCCAATATACTAAAGCATTAAAACCTGCTCTTTGAACATTTGGTGTATATAATTTTTGAGTATTGGGAACTGTTCCTCCGGGATATACTGCTTTTTGAATATAATGCCTAAAATAATCACCAGGTTCATAAGTTGGGACAGCAACAGCAATTGTTTCCATTGCGTTGGTGGTATCATTTAATACTGAATAAGTAAATGAATAATCACCTTTTAATTGTATTCTTTCATATAGAGGTGTAGGGGTTCCATATCCAGGCACTGGGACTTGAACATATTCACCGGGTCCATCATCATATCCTATTTCTCCCCAACATATCTGCCACATGTCTGTTGCTCTTTCACCTGCTGCTGAATATGGGGCATTTACTATTCCAAAAATATCAAAAACTTTTTCTGAAAAATCATTTAATAATTCACATCTTCCTCTATCATATGAATTATTAGTGCCTGCTGTAGTGACTACTGGTTCAACTGCTAAATTCGCACCCCCGTTTGGTTGGTGAAATAATCCGACTATACTTGGCAATGAGGGGTGAAAACTCATTGAGTGTGTAAAATCTGGGGCAGGGAAATCAGTAACATTATTGGTATTGGCAACATTTCGCCAGGCATTTGACCTATAATAAGATTGACCATAAACAAAAGTTGGAAAATCTACATTTTCATCATAATCATCTGGAACATAAAAATGAACTGCTATTTCATCGTCATCTGGTTGAGGTTCTAAAACTAATTGACATCTCATACCATATGCTGGTCTAGCATCCAATAAAACATTCATTGCTGCTATAAATTCTTCTTTGGTGTAAAATCTGTCAGTTGTTGTTAAGGTTACTGAAAAAACATTAAAAGGGTCATATCGAAAAGAGAATTTTTGATTTGCCGGAACAAAAACCCGCTGTGTTACATTGTCTTGATTAAGACTTGCGCTGACTAAACAAATTTTTGAATTGGGTTCTATAACCAAATTATCCAATAATTTATTTGTAAATCTGGCATGGTTGGTCGAATCTTTCGATGATAGTGTAATATACATTTACAATTATTAAAGAAAATAAAAATATTTTTATAATTTATATCAATGGAAAGTATTCAACTTACAGGAAATAAAGCACAATTTAATAATTATTTGACAGATCCTTTAATTATACCTAGGAATGCTAAGGTATGCTTAAACAAAGCATCTTTCTCAATTCCCGTATGGACACAAAAATTCATAACCCTTCCAAGTTTAGATGTTGCTGACCGTGCTAAAGATATGCTGACAGTATATGTTGCTGGAGTTAGTAATGCTATTACATGGACTGAATTTTACACCGCATGGGATACATTAAACGATGTTGAAGCAAGAACCGAGGCAGAATTTTATAATGGAACATATGAACTATATGTTAATAATTTAGTATTACTTAATGATGGTTTAACAAATAAAACTCTGCCCAATTTTTCCAATATTCTTGCTAAAGCATTAGAAACCAAATTTGATTTTTTTAGTTTTTCAGCATCAAATGAAGTTTTAGAGAATAAATTTGTTAGTATAGTTGGTGGTGATAGTTTGACAGTTAATGGTGTTCCTTATATTTTAGATCCTACACCATTAGAAATCAAAAACCACGGAATAACGGCAGATTATGCCCCAGAACTTGTAACAACATTGACACCAGTTGATATGACTGCCAATTGGAGTTTAGTTGATTGTGTTAGAGTTGGCGCAAATTCAATCAGTTTAAATGGCACTTCAGGAACCTCTATGGCAATTGCCAAAGTAATAGATGCCCAATATTGGGCAATAGATCCCAATGGAGGATATTGGAATTTTAGACCAGATTTGGATGACAACCCAATAACAATTGTTTGTGGTGTAATGTTCACTAATGAAGAATCGCAAATTAATACAACAACCCCCACTGTTGTTGTAAATGATGATATTGTTGTAGGTTTTAAATTTCAATATGATGGAACCACCCATTCTTATCAGACTATTGATGGATTACAAGAAGTTTCAAATGCCGGAGTTGCCAGTGTTAGTCAGTCTCTTTATCCAACAAGCAATTTATTTAGATTTACAAATGATGTAGATGAATTTTTTATTCAAATACGAAGGGCAGCAAATTATGAAGCAAATTCTGGTAAATATATATTTAGACTAATGCATGGTGATGTTAATAACCAAGGAATAGCAAATGCCGACTGTGTTTATCAAACTGAAATAACTGTGCCTTCTCCCGATGTTTTATGTGTTCCAATTATTAGAGCAGAATATACAGCATCACCCGGAACAAGTCATGTAAGGGCAAATAAGATAGTAAATATTACTGATGATTCATTAGATATGGGTGCTGAATTAAATATTTTTTCGGATAATAGTTTTCATATTTTACCAAGTATTGATGATGGTTCATCTGCCGCTATGTATCAATTTTTTGATGCCATAGGATTACATCAAGATGACGACAACGACCGAACAAAACACAGTTACAATGGAACAGCACTTTCTCATTCTATAACTTGGCAATCTGGTAAAAAAGAAAAAAAATATTTTGTTGGAGTTAATCAAACCGACAGTATATTTAGAAACAATGAGGCACATATTAAATGTCACCGTGGTCAAGCAGAACTTCCACGACAAATTGAAATAAGTTTATTAAATACCGCACATACACCTCATTCAGGATCTTTTGCACAAGAAGTTCTCTTTACTCAACCCGATATTAATAAAGTAATTAGTTACATCAACACCGATGCTTTATATTTTGATGCCGATTCAAATATTTATTTAGAATATGTTTATGAGGCATATAATCTTGTATGCCGTAGATTAAAAAATAGAGATAAATTACCACTTAATAACTTTCAAATAAAATTAGGATATAAGAATTTTATTACTAATTCAGAAGAACCTATTGAACAATTACGAGGAACAGTGAAACTTGAAATATTATTTGAAACAGATCATCATGGAGTTGATGAATAATTTTCTTTACTAATACTATATGTTCAACCCAAGCACCCCCAAGAAGTATAAGGCACCAATAGGCAGAATTGCCCAAGTCCAGAGTATTCAAGATTACAGCAAAAAACAAAAATTAAAAGTAAAAGATTTTTATTCTCAAAAACATATCAGAAACCCAAGAAACCGAAAAACCCAATTCGATGACTATAAATTAGAAGGTGGATTAGAAACATCGCCGGCGATCCATCGAGATACACCAAAACTGCAACAAGGTAAAGTAAAACCATTATTTAAAGACAATATTTTATTTGAAATGGATAAGAAAGAGCAAAAGAAGAAGGTGAAGAAACCTAAAGCAAATAAGAAACCTAAACCCAAGAAACTAACTCTTGATTATAGAAATGAATTTCATAAATCGTAATTTTTTTTTTTTTTTTTTTATATTAGTAATTTAAATGGATAAATTACTAGATATTGAATTATATAATGATGATTGTTTTAATGTATTTCCACAATTAGAAAAAAAAAGTGTTAATTTATTTTTATTAGATCTGCCATATAATCAGACATCATGTAAATGGGACTTCGACATTATACCACTTGATAAGATGTGGGATAATATAAAAAGAGTTATGAAACCCAATGGGATTGTTGTGATGTTTTGCACCGCTAAATTTGGATATAGACTTATTCACAGTAATCCAAAATGGTTTAGATATGATTTAATATGGAAAAAATCACGAAAAGTAGGTTTTCTAAGTGCTAATAAAATGCCACTTAGACAACACGAAAATATTTATTTATTTTCAAATCAAAATGAATATGATGAGGAAAATGAGCAGTTGAAATTTAATAAAAATAAAATATTGGTTGATTATTCTAAAAAAGTTTTTACTTATATACAAAAAACTAAAAAACAAATTATTAAAGATATACCACACGCAGACCATTTTTTTAGATGGAGTCGAGGTAATTTTAACATCCCAACCGAAAAAACTTATAACAAATTAATTGAATTATATGGGATTAATAATATGTGTAATTTTATACCTTATGAAACTTTAAAGGAAATGTGGGATGGTAAAAAAGAAACTGACACACTAGAAACAACCTATAACCCACAGAAGACAGAGGGCAAACCATATAAAACCGTTGAAGCAAGTTTAACTAATTCATATTATAGAGGAGGTGATAAGGAATATAAAACTAAACCAACAGAAAACAAAGGAGATAGACACCCAACCAGTTTAATCGACTATGATGGAGATAGTATTTTAATTTATAAGAATCCACATAAGACAATACACCGAACCCAAAAACCAGTTGAATTATGCGAGTGGTTAATTAAAACTTATTCTAATGAAAGAGACACAGTAATGGATTTTACCATGGGTTCTGCAACAGTTGGTATTGCTTGTCTAAATACAAATAGAAAATTCATAGGAGTTGAAAAAGACAAAGAGATATATGAGAAAGCAGAAGATAGATTAATGAAACATTTAGAACTTTAATTTTTTTTTTTTTTTTTTTAAAATTTTTTTAAATTTAAAATATTTTTTTTAATCTAATAATAATAAAAAAAAAATAAAAAAAAAAAATTTTAATTTTTTTAAAAAAA